GGAATCACGGCCGCATATTTATTGACCCACGGGATGTGGACAGTCCTGAACCAGGCGCTTTATTGGCTCGTTGTCGCGCTTGCCGCAAACGGGATTTATTTATTTCCCAGAAGCCGCAGCGGATAACACAAGCCGAGGAAGACGAAGGACCCGGGAGGGGGGAACCTCTCCCGGGATTTTCTGGTTATTTGACAAACCAATTTGATTAAATTATTTTAAAACGAAGGGGAAACATGCCGAGATTAACCGAAGGCGCAGAAATAAGGCGGGCCGCAGCGCTCGAGCACATCTGCAGATACGACGGGACCCCCTACCGATGGGGAGGGGATGATCCAATATCGGGATTTGATTGCTCGGGATTTGTTCACGAATTCCTGCAGGCGGCTGGTGAAGAACCCCACGGCACCGATTCCACCGCCCATGATTTATACATCGAATATAAAGACTACCCCCAGGACATCGCGGACCCGGGCTGTTTAAAATTTTGGTTTTCAGCCGGGCGAGCGGTCCATGTTGAGATATTCATAAACCCATACCAGACGATTGGCGCATCCGGAGGGGGAGGCCCGAAATTCAACCTCTTTGAGGAGATCAAAAAGGACCCGATCCTGCGGAATTTTTACGGTCATCTTTCAGCGGAGGAATTCAAGCGAAGGGAAAATGACCTTTTTGTCCGGATAGCCAGGGAGCTCCTTTTCACCCGCCAGGCCGTCGACCAGAACGCATTCATCAAAGTCCGGCAGGAGGACTACCGGCCCGGGCAAACGAAGATAATCAACCCGTTTTTAAAGGAGACATAATGCCAGGAATAGACGAAATCTTGAAAATTATTTTAGCTTTGATTCCGACACTCGCACCATCGGCGCTTGAGAAGCTACAGAAGGAAATCAACGCAAGGCAAAAAGAAATCGACGAAAAAAGGAAGGAATACGAGAATGATAAAAAAGAGCTCGTCAAGGCATTTGTGGACCCGATGGACATCCCGGCTCTTAATCGCATTTTTGCTAAGTGGAGCGATTTGCTGCAGCCATAACAAGCCGCCGACGGTCGTCCTAATCGGGGAGGCCCGGGCCGTCGGGACGATCGCCGCCGGAGCCGTGGCTTTCGAGCCAGGCGAAGACCAGGGCGGATCATACATAATTGTGACAAAGGCGTTTTTCTTGCAGGCAACCTGGGCGACGAAAGAGGTCGTCATTTTGCGAAAAGAAATCGAGCGTTTGAGGAAAATCATCGAAGCCGGAGATCCAAGATGATCCCCGTAATATTTTCAGCAACAATGCTCATAGAGGGAGCCCGGCAGATCGGCCAGGCTGCCACAGCGACACCGGCGGAGGCCCAAGCCCCTCAAACCTGGGTCGCGGCATTTTACATGATCGCCGTTCTTCTTATCGGCCAGATTGGGATCTGGATTCGAGAGTTTGTGAAATATCGCGATTTCAAAAGCAAGAACGGAGAGCTGGCGGAGATTAAAAAGCAGGCGACATCGGCGGCGGACAAAGCAACGACGGCGGCGGCCGTGGCCATTGAGACAAAAGCCATCATCGGATTGATACAGACAAACTGCAACGCAACAACAGGCCGCATGGCCAGGGCGATCGAAGCCAACACCAGCCGGATCGTCGATATCGCCACCCAAAAAAAGGATTAATAGATGGAGATAAAACGCGTCCCGATTGATCAGGTCGAGAATTGGAAGGACAACCCCAGGAACACGAAGATCAAAGACTTCAACCGGCTGAAGGCCCAGATCGTGCGCTTGGGGATTTACAAGCCGATCCTTTGTTTTCCGGAGGAGGACAAATACATCACGCTCGGAGGGAACACCCGCCTGCGGGCCCTGCGGGAATTAGGCCACACCGAGGTCGACATTTCAATAATTCACCCGAAGGATGACGCCGAAAAATTGATGTACGCGCTATCCGACAACGACCGGATATCCGAATACGACGACCAGGGCCTGGCGGAGTTAACCTACAAGCAAAAGGACCAGATGCCTTTTGAGATTTTCAGATTTGACGTCGGGAACACGATATCGGTCGAGCACCTCCTGAATCAATACGGGCCGTCGGGCGGAGGGGCGGAGGAAGACACGATCCCGAAACCGGACCCGGTGCCTGAAACCGAGATCGGCGATATTTATCAATTAGGACCGCACCGGCTTCTTTGCGGGGATTCAACGCACCTCGATTGTTACGAGGCACTCCTCGAGGGAGCGAAGGCGGACCTCGTTTTCACAGATCCCCCAGAAAACCCAATCCTTGAAGGATCTGGCTTTAAAAAAATTATGAACGACAATATGGAGGCGGAGACATTCATCCAATTTACAACCCAATTCATGAGCCGCCTGGCGGAGAACACCAAGAAGGGCGGCGTCTTTTACATTTGCAGCGGATATTCCTCCTACCCGGCATTTGTGTACGGCATCAAATTTGCTGGAATGACTTACAGCGGCCCGATTATCTGGGTCAAAAACCAGACCTCGATGGGATGGGAGGATTACAAGAAAAAACACGAAATGATCCTGAAGGCGAAAAACGGAGCGAAAAAAGCGACGCCCATCCTTTACGGCTGGAATGGCGGCGCCCATTATTTCGCGAAGGACAAGATCGAAGCCGACGTCTGGGAGGCATCCCGGAGGGCGAGCGCCACGATGCTTCACCCGACCCAGAAGCCGCTCGAAATCGTCCAGCGGGCCATCAGGAACTCGTCCAGGCCAAAAGAGATGGTCCTGGACCCATTCGGAGGATCGGGGACAACGCTGATCGCAGCGGACCGGGAGGGAAGGACAGCCCGCCTGATTGAAATGGACCCGATATTTTGCGACGTGATTATCCGGAGATACGCGGCCCTGGGCGCCTTCACAGAGGAAGAAATCCGGGCGACAAAAACCAGGATGGAATTTCAGCGGAAAAGCCTGAATCCTGACGGGACGCCGAAGGCGGAGGGGGAAAAAAATGCAGATTGAGAGATTCGACGGGGAAAAAGAGACAAGGTTTTATCCCACGGCCGGGAAGATGATGGAGGACGCGACCAAAGAGGCGGAAAACCCGGCAACCAAAAAGCTGATCCTTCATTTCCCAAAGCCAAAAAAGACAATCCCAGGAAGGCGGCGACGCCCATGAAAACATCAAGCGAGATCCTGCAGGCCATAATGGAAGAAACCGAGATCCCGGACGCGGACCTTTATGCGAAAACGGACGATCCGGAGGAAACCCTTCAGCCGGTCGCCCAGGAAAAGATCGACAACGCCCTGGAGATAATTGAGAAAGCTGCCGATCACGGGAAAATGGCCCTGGCTTTCAGCGGGGGAAGCGATAGCATGGTCCTCCTGGACCTTGCGGCCAAAGCGGGGAAGGACATCACGGTCGTCTGGGCCGATTCCCAAATGGAATACCCCGAAACACGGGCTTATATTCGGGAGACAGTAGAAGCATACGGCCTACCGCTCCGAATTGCCAAGGCCACCAGGACCCCCCTCCAGCAATGGCAGCAGACAGGATGGCCCATGCTCGGGAAACAGCCCGCACGCCTTTGGAACCAGACGAACGCCGGAGCAGGATTTAAATGCAACGTTTCAGAATGCTGCAGAGCAATGAAAATAAACCCTGCAAGGACAATGACCAGGAACCTCGGATGTACCGTTCAATTAACCGGTCAGCGGGGACAGCAAGATGACGCGCTCCGCGGATTCCGGACATTCAAAGACGGAGCGATCTTTTTACAAGTCCGGGACCGAATGTGGATAGCGAACCCGCTCACCGGCTGGGAAGACGCGGACATCACGGCCTACCGCATAGCCGAGGACCTCCCAGAACACCCGGCCAGAAGCAGAGGGGCCAAGCACATCGGCTGTGTTTTTTGCGGAGGAGGAGCGCAATATAACAACAGCCGGTACCGAATCCTCCGGAAGACCTGGCCGGAAGCCTGGAACCTTTTCATGGTCCAATGGGGCGGAGGGCTCGTCATTTTATCGATCAAATACAAGGCTTTTCTCTACGCGACGATCGAGGCAGTCGAGAATTACGGCGGACTCCCGAAATTGGCTTTTGACCGACCGTGGGTTTTTGATTTCTTGAGGGAAAAGCCCCTCAGAGGATCTGAAAAATGATCGACGGAAGTGTCACAAAAGCCACAATCCCCGAAACCATCAGGGGGAGGACCGTCAGGCAAAAGAAGAAAGCATTCATCGAATATTTTTTTAAATCCAGCGGGAACATTTCGTTTTTATGCCAACAAATCGGGATTAACAGGAAAACATTTTACAGATGGATGGAAAATGATCCCGATTTTAGAGAGAAGATCCTAGCGGAAGATGAGGCCTTCACCGACATGGCCGAAACCCAGCACCACAACCTGGTCGCGGCCGGACACCCCCCATCGGTCCAATTCCACCTGAGAACAAAGGGGAAGGACCGGGGATATGTTGAGCGGGTGGAGCAGGAATTCACGGGCCAGATGAATATAGCCCGGGAGGTGAAAATAACGGTTGTTCACACCCGGGAAGACGACACGGAATTTTTAAAAGAATTTGAGGACGAAATTAATAGAGAGGTTTTGCCGGAATGACACGCGGGTCGCCCAAACACCTCCCCTCCTTTTGTGATTTTCTCCTTTTGCTTGATAGGCGGCCGGTCGGCGAAGACGCCAGAAGTCCCGGGGGCGATCCGCGATAATCGGGATGGACAGCAGCGCCGACCGGCCCGCTAAAACGGAGGGGAAAGGCGAATACTACCCGGATTATGCGGCCAAAAAAATAATGACCCAAATAACGAACACTGCACGAATTAGTGGGGGCGAAAAAATAATAGCCCAAAAACAGGACAATAAACGAATTAGTGCAGCCGGAAAAATATCGACCCAAAATCGGGATACTACACGAATTAGTGGGCCAGATATAATAGTTATTCAAATCAGTCCAGGGGACCGGCTCCGAGCTCGCAAGACAGCACGCGACGGTAGAGGCCGATGAGCGAATATGCGGTCCAGGAAAACGGCCGTCGAGCGGCCCGTTTATTTCACCAGGTGAGGGATATGCGGTCTGGGAAAAGGCGGAGAAAACAGCCGATCGATGCAGCCAGATGCAAGGTATGCGGTCTGGAAAACGGCGCCCAAAAACGAGGGACGATGCGCAGGAATGCGAAGTATGCGGTCTGGGAAAAAGCCCAAAAACGGCCGAGGGATTAAATCGATATGCGAAGTATGCGGTCTGAAAAACGGGCGCCGGGTGACAAGACCGATGACAAAAGATGCGAAGTATTCAGTCTGGAAAAAAGCGGAGGAATCCCAGCGAAATGAAACGGAATGCGAGGTCTGCGGTCTGGGAAAAAGAGGGGAGATCCCCGGGCCGATGGCAAAAGATGCAGCCGGTCCAGTTTGGAAAAAGGCCGCCGAATAGACCCGGGCTCGAAAGACAGGACGGGAGGATGATTCCCAATTAGTGGGCCGAAAAAAATAATGGGCCAAAAAGCGAATACTTCAGAAATTAGTGCAGCCAAAAAAATAGTGGACAAAATAAAGGGCAATAGAACGAATTATACAGCCAAAAAAATAATCGACCAAAAACAGAACCATACAAGTTTACTGCAGGCCAAAAAAATAGTTATTCCAATTAGTCCGGATCGCCAGGAATAGGATCGAAAGACAGGACGCGAGAATGAAGCAAGTT